CTCTCCTGAACGTCACCTCCTAAGAACTAGGAGGCAACGGTTCAAAGTGACACACGTCGAGGCCCTCTCAGCGAGAGAGCACCCTACGTAACTGTGCCCTCTGCATCGATGGCTTCGAAGCAAAGTGTGCCACTTACCCCTTCTAGCGTAAAACCTAGAAGGGGCTCACCCACCTCAGTTTTGTGTCGACGACTGAGGGACGTCCAGAGCGATCAAGATGCTCAGAGTCCTCAAACATAATCTGAGAACTCAGGCACTTGACCAGGGCCCATTCATCCGCAACAGCGTTGCGCGGAATCCTGGGACGCAATACATACCCCTTTACCCTCGGGGCATGGTATCGCTCATCCAAGTTCTCTGCCTCCCAAGGCAGAAAACTCAGACGACCTAGACAAGGTGACGTTGGCTCGACAATGGGAAAATGACCGTGAAGTAAATCCACGATCATCTCCTCATCGAGCCATTTGGCTGTCATCCAAAGACCACGTTCATACAAGTGGTTTCGGAATTCAACCAAGGCAGCCACTCTAGGACCGTCTTTCAGTGAGGAAGGGAGATCCTTTCTTAGACGAGCAGGAGTAACATCCTGTCCGTCATAGAAATCCCCTCCGCAAGACTCCCGGAACTTGCCGTTCCAGAAGCTCTTGTCACGGTTCACCACGAAGCCAAAGGCTTCAAGTGAGGCGATCACTGATTCGACACAGTCCACGGGGACAATTATATCATCCCCGTAGACACGCACATCACCCATGAGCCTTTGGAAAAAGGCCATGGACGGCGTTGCGCCAGAACCTGTGTGCCGGTCTCCCGGCTCATAGAGCCACGAGGCATAGCCTCGATACTCTAAGATCCCCATCGCGATGACGGCAAGAAAAACCATCGCCTCGAAGGGGAAGCACAAGGCGGAACCCATTGACGCGAATTTCCGCAACTTGGGCAGACATAGTCCCAAGTCAGGAATCTCTGCTCTGGTCGACCTCGTCGCTTCGACTGCCTCTTTAAGAGACGGCCAATTTGACAACATCGACTGTACAAGCAGATGAGGGACCCGATCACTAGCTTCCCTAAGATCTAGGGTAGCCAGTTCTCCGCTTGAGGAACCTTTCCGAGCCAAATCCCGATTAGGGACCTGGTCCGAGAAGCCCAGATACCAACTTGCGTTGGCTTCTGGATCCTCAAGCTCACGAACAAGAGGGCGAAGTACTGCCTGTTGCATAAACTGCATCCAGACAGGCTCCGCCGCAATTATACGTGGGCCCTTCAGCGTCTTCGGCACAGGGATCACCCGGACGGGTGTCTCCTGTGCCGGTTCCAAGAACTCGACCTCGTCCAAGAGATAGTAATATCTCCAGTTCGGGATGCAATATTCCCCATAAGGGAACACGCGTTCCAGACGGGTGGTCCAGGTTTTCTGCACGAACTTCTCGTTGCCGCGAAGTCCGTTTGCAGTTCCACCCGGGCCATGACGAGGAACTACGTCGCCGTAGTAGATATCTGTCTACTGTTGTAAAAACGTCGGCGTAGAGAAAGTGGGACATCTTCGTAAAGGCATTGATCTGCCTAGCGGAGATGGTATGCTCCCACTCTTCGAGTTCCTTCTCTATGTTCACGTAGCCTTCCATCGCGTGAGTCACCCGTGAGTTACTACACGGAAGCTCAATTTTTGCAAACAGGCTTGTCAATTGCCTGACCGCAAAAATGCAATCAACGGAAGGAGCCGTGAGCAGCGCTCCACTATCAGCATCGAACACCTGGCTGAGGAAACCCTGCATGAAAACAGGGAGACCTCGGCGCCGACGAAATCCATCGAAGGCGTCAGGGCCAATCTGACCTTCTTCAAGGCTTCTTTCGAAGCTCTTTCCGAAGGCAGGAAGGGATATCGTGTAGAACGAGAACCCTTCGTG